TTTTCTGCACAGGAACTTGGGGAGACCACCCCAGAATACTTTGCTCGATTTGGTTCGACGGGGGCTTCTGGTGGCACGATTGGCCCACAGTTTTTTCAGCGTGTTGAGCGCGCAGGCGCTCGTTTCTTCGACAGCGCACGGCCTTGGACAATTTCTTTTTGGGCGAAGTCGAGTGATGTATCCACTCTTCGCATTCGACTTGCGGTTAACGGGACGAGTTACTACGCCGACGATGTCACTTTGACCGCAGATTGGCAGCGGTTTGAGCGCACAATCACGATCACGGCCAACGATAATACAAGTCGTGCTTTTGATGAACTTGCTTTTTCTTTTCCTGTTGGCGTCAACGGCACCGTCGATTTTGCTCAAGTCCAACTCGAAGCTGGCGACACCGCCACGCCTTTCGAGCATCGCAGCTATGGGCAGGAGTTGGCGTTGTGTCAGAGGTATTTTCAGAAAAATACGTTTGAGCGTCGGTGGTATGCGACCACAAGCACTGAATTTAATGGTGTTTCTCACACATATGTAGTGCCAATGAGAGCATCACCTACAAAAACTTTTTCTGGCGGCACGCTGATTAATGTAACGGGTGAGCAAGACGTAACTGAAATCAGTGCTGGCGTAGCAACGCGGATACAATACGCGTCAACGTCAACCGGGGATACTCAAATCCTTCAGCGAAACGTTACTTTTAGCGCGGAGCTATGACCATGTATCAACTTCTCCCTGATTACTTCGGCCAACCCGCACAGTGCATCAAGCGCCTGTCCGACAACGCCTTCATCCCGATGGACCCCGCCAACACGGACTACGCCGAGTATCTAGAATGGCTGGCCGCTGGAAATCAGCCTATTCCTGCGGAAGAGGGCAACGAGTAATATACCGCTGAATTAACCCGATATCAAACATAGGTATACTAACACATGAGCAGAGAACTTGCCCCATTAGTAAGAGAAGAGCTTGCTAGTGCAATCCTTGAACCATTCTTTACTGTCGAATTAGACTTCGATAGTGGACCACTGTATATGTGGACAGGTTACGGTAATTTAACTATTGGCGCTAAGACTTATATTGGTGCTGGGCAAGTCCTGAACATTTCCTCTGTGAGTGAAACGACAGAGATGGAAGCTAAGGGGGCAACTATTACTGTCTCAGGTATCCCCTCAAGTTTCCTCTCTGTCGCACTACAGGAGCCTTATCAGGGGCGAGAGTGTCGTATCTTCTTTGCTATTGTCGTTAATGAGAAACTACTGCTAGAGAACGGTGGGCTTATGCTCACAGAAGCTGGCGACATTATCGTTACTGAGATATCTGGCATTCAGCTTACAGAAGTATTCTCTGGCGAACTTGACCAGATGAACATTCAAGAAGACGCTGAAACTTCTGTTATCTCAGTCACAGCAGAAAATGTCCTGATTAAACTTGAGCGTCCTGTAGTAAGACGCTTTACGAATGAAGACCAGAAGTCTCGCTTCCCTGATGACAAGGGCCTAGAGTATGTCGCTGGCCTACAAGACAAAGACATTCTGTGGGGTAGAGTAGCATCGTGATTACGTTTCAACAAGAGTCCTTGGTTACAACTAAGGAAGACGCCCGACCTCTGTTAGAAAAGCACTGGGAAGAAATAGCTCTCAATAAAGAAGTAATTAAGCTGAACCCCGACTGGGATGCTTATGCTGACTTAGAAGATGCTGGTGTTCTCAAGATCTTCACAGCTAGATCTGATGGGAAACTGATAGGTTACTTTGTTGTATTCGTTAAGGCGCATATTCACTACAAGGGTCACCTGTTTGCCTACAACGACATCCTGTTCTTGGATAAAGAACACCGTAAAGGTTACACAGGTGCAAAGCTAATTAAGTTTGCTGAGAAGTGCCTAAAGGAAGATGGTGTATCTGTTTGTGTCGTTAATACTAAAAGGCATAAACCATTCGATGTCTTGCTGAAGTGGCTGGGCTACAAGCATATTGAAAACATTTACTCGAAGGTGTTGTAATGGCAATTTCAGCAGTAGTAGCAGCAGTATCGACAGCAAGTGTAGCGTTTACAGTAGGCTTTGCTACATTTTCCGCAGCAGCCACTTATTTCCTTGTCACCACAGCTATGGGTGTAGCACTTAATGCCCTTACACCTAAGCCTAAAGCTCCCGGTGCTATTGGTTCTCAAGGCTACAGCCTAAGCGGTCAATCTGGGTCTAACTTAGATCATCAGATTGTTTATGGTGAAGCTCGTGTGGGTGGTGTCCGTGTCTATGATGCCTCTACTGGAGGTAACAATGAGTTCCTGCATCGTATCCTAGCCTTTGCTGGACATGAGATTGATAGCTACCAAGAGATCTATCTGAATGATGAGGTCGTTACCCTAGATGGCTCAGGTAATGTCACATCCCCCTCTCAGTATGACGGCTTTGTCCGTATTAAGACCTACTTGGGGACAACGACACAAACTGCTGACCCTGACCTAGTATCCGAGAGTTCGGGCCTTACGGATGGTGCTTGGACAACTGACCACAGGCTTCAGGGTATTGCCTACGTCTATGTCAGATTTAAGTATGATGCTGATGCTTTCCCCAATGGTGTTCCTGCACTGTCAGTTAAGATCAGGGGCAAGAAAGTCTTTGATCCCCGCACAAGCACAACGTCTTGGAGTAATAACCCTGCCCTCTGTATCAGGGACTACCTCACAAGTGACTATGGTCTAGCACAGACCTCTGGTCGTATTGACGACACTCTGGTAATCAATGCCGCCAACCTCTGTGAACAGACAGTGGAGGGTGAGAGACGTTACACCTGTAATGGAGCTTTTACCACGGGGGTAGAGCCTTCTACTGTCGTGACTAATCTCCTGACCTCTATGGGGGGTCTGTTGTGGTACGGTCAGGGTAAGTGGCGTATGAAACCTGCTGCTTGGTCTACACCCACTGTTACTTTTGATGAGGGTGACTTAAGATCTGGCATCTCTCTTTCTACTCGTCACTCCCGTCGTGATAACTTTAATGCTGTCAAGGGAACCTTTGCTGGGGATGCTACTGACTGGCAACCGACTGACTACCCAGAGGTGACAGACCCTGCCTTCTTAGTAGCCGACAACAATGTCCCTAACGTCTTAGACTTCTCACTTCCGTTTACTTCCTCTAGTCTTACCGCCCAGAGGGTAGCCCGTATCGCTCTTAACCGTAACAGGGAACAGCTTACGTTCTCTGCATCATTTGGTATGAGAGCTTTCCAAGTTCAAGTGGGGGACTTTGTCTACATCACTAACACTCGCTTTGGGTGGACTGAGAAACCCTTTGAAATTGTCGAGTGGAACTTTGGTCTTACTGATGGGCTAGATCTTCAGATCAACATGACCCTCCGTGAGATCAGCGAAGGTGTCTTTACTGGTGTAGATGGCTCCGTCTTTGAGCTTAACAATACTACATTGCCAAGTGCCTTTACTGGCCTTGAGATCAACAACCTGACTGCCTCTGGTGGTGGTAGGACCCAAGGCGATGGCACTTTCATCAACTCTACTATTTTGTCGTGGGATGCTGCAAGCAATTCTTTTGTCTCTTATTACGAGATTGAATGGAAGCCTGTTGCTGATAGCAGCTACTCTAGCACAATTATCCCCGACACCAGTATTGAAGTGTCACCTGTCGTTGATGGTATTGCATATATCTATAGGGTTCGTGCTGTCACTGCACTAGGTAATAAAGGTCCATTCACTAGTGTTGAGTTCACCTCTGGTGGTGATGTTACAGCACCCAACCCTCCGACTAATGTTGTCGCTGAGGCTGGCTATAAGTATCTTGCGGTTAATTTTGACTTGCCCACTGCTGTAGACTTTAACCGTGTAGAAGTATACGAGTCTGCTGACAGTAACTTTGGTAATGCCTCTAGCATAGGATTTACGTCGGGTAACAGGTTTATTAGGACTGGTCTAGGTAATAATGTAACACGTTACTACTGGGTCAGATCTCAAGACTTTAGTGGTAACTTCTCAGCCTTTGTTGGCCCAGTTAATGCTACGACATTCCTTGTGTCTGAGACTGACCTTACTCAAGAGTTGATTGATACGATTGAGGCTGCTGGTGTTGAGGCTGTAAATTCTCTCCCTGCATCTGGTGACTTTGATGGTCAGATTGTATTCTTGCTGACAGACAATACTTTGTATAGGTGGGAGACCAGCACTAGTAGTTGGACAACAAATCTCTTTACTGGCATTAAAGACGGTTCAATTACTGAGACCTCAATCGCAGACAATGCTATCTCGACCCCTAAGTTGCAAGCAAATTCTGTTACAGCCACCACTATTAATACGGACGCAGTGACTACTAACAAGATTGCAGCAGGGGCCATTGTAACCAATAAGATTGCTGCTGGGGCTGTTACAGCAGATAAGATCACTGTATCGGAATTGTCGGCTATTACTGGTGTAATTGGGACATTCTCTTCTGCTAATACAGGGGAGCGTGTCGTTATCACAGACGACAAAATTGAAGTGTATGACGCAAGTAACGTCCTGCGCGTTAGAATTGGGAACTTAGCCTGATGTCGTATGGTATGCAGATCAGGACTGTGAACGGTCTGGAGAATATTGATAGCCTCCGCAGCTTAAGGGAAGTTTTTCGGGTTGCGCTTACGGGTACTAGCGGGTCGGTTGCTGTCCCCGGTGGCGCAGTTGAAGGAAACTCTGCTGTGTTTTTTGAGGTAAACGATGGCAAAACGCCCCCTCAGTTTTCGTGGTCTGGCAGCACTATAACATGGAGCGGTTGGAACTTTTTTGACCCAACATCAAA